CAGTTCAAATAGGTGTTAGATTTGAAGCACCACAAAAACACTTTCAAAAATTAATTGATGTATCTTATGATTTTAAATTATATAGAAAATTTGAAGATAAAGGTGTATCATTAAGATCATTTTGTACTAATAATAATGCCGCTTATGTTGCAGTAGAGGAAACTTATGGTGATCACAGTTATAATGGTCACGCTAAAAAAGATGAGGCATTTAGAAATGATATGACTAACTTTGGTATTTTAATGGAAATACAAGGTATAGAGGAACCATTTACTTGGTCTAGAAAAGTAGTTAATTCTATACAAAAAGATGGTACAGGTTTATATTTTAGTCCATCTAGAAGACCATCTAAAACATCAGAAGGTGCGGATGTTTCATCTATTATGATAAATAGGGATCAATTAGATACAGTTCGTAATCAATTTAATGGGTATTTTCAATATATTGATGATTTTATTGAAGATATGAAAAAAGTATTTCCAACTTTAAGACACGATTGGGGCATTTACATACCAGAGGTCAAATATTTATCACCAGAACCCCTAGTTAATTATAATAACTTAAGTTTAACTAAATATGAAAATATCCATTTCGTCGGAGATGCCCTCTCAGCTAGAGGAATTACTGTCAGCGGAGCACAAGGAATCTTCGTTGCCGAAAGCCTTATCTAATACTGAATTAGAGCAATTGCTTGACGCTATAAATTTATATTTTTTATTTAATTATAACGAAACGGATTTTTTTAAGAAGGATAAAATTGAGGAAATAAAATTATTTTTAGATTTACGCCACGAGGTTTTAACTCAATATAGGAATAATAATCATGATTAATATTTATTTACACACCTCAATATGGAAGAAAATATTATCCATTTACTTATAGCCCTAATCTCAGCACTTGGTAGTGTTGGAGCATGGAGATTCTATGAAACTAAAATAAGATTAAAATCCGATAAAGAGGGTAATCCACAACAAGCCAACGAAAATTTTATTCAAGACTTACAAGCTAGAGTAGCTAAATTAGAGTGTTTATTAATAGAATCCTCTGAGGAAAAAGACGAAATGAGAGAAACTATTACTAGTTTATCATCTGAAGTTTCTGGTTTAAAAGTCAAAATTGAATTTTTAGAGGAAGAAAATGCATATTTAAAAGGTAAAACATCTCGCAAAAAATAGTTGGATACCCTAAATATTTTTCATATATTTATGTGTTAATTTTAAATGTTATATATATATGTCCATGAGATATCCTAAAACTAAAGATGATTGGCGTACAAGATCAATCACAACCCCCGAAGGAGTTACTATTACATTTTTTGATTTTAAACTCCATAATTGGAATGGCCCTGCCATTAGATACCCAAGAAGTTTTAAGAAAAAACCCGAATACTATTTATATGGTTTTCTAAAAACTAGAGATGAATGGATGGAATTAAGAAGAGATAGAAACGGTGTTCCACCGGATAAAAATCCTCAAGTTCAATCTAGATTTTAATGAAAAAAGCAGTTATAGTATCTGGGTATTTTAACCCCATACATAAAGGTCATCTAGAGCTATTTGAGAAATCAAAAGCTTTAGGTGACATGCTTATAGTCATTGTAAATTCTGATTTACAAAGATTTTTAAAGGGTTCTAAAGAATTTCAAAAGGAAGATGAACGTTTACTAATAGTTAAAGCAATTAAATATGTTGATTTTGCTATGGTATCTATAGATCAAGATAGAACCCAAATAGAATCTATTAAAGAAATACATTCTATATTTAGTGAAACACATAATTTAGCATTTGCAAATGGTGGAGATCAAAATAATGATACTATACCAGAAGCTAGGATATGTGAAGAATTAGGTGTATCTTTAATAGATGGAGTAGGTGAAAAAATACAATCCAGTAGTTGGTTATTAAAAAAACAATAATATGAAAATAGGTTTATGTGGTACAATGAGTGTAGGTAAAACTACATTAGTAAATGAACTTAAAAAATTAGAACAATTTAAAGATTATGAGTTTGCTACTGAACGTAGTAAATACTTAATGGATTTAGGTATTCCATTAAATACTGATTCTACATTAAAGGGTCAAACTATATTTTTAGCAGAGCGAGTAGCTGAATTAATGAAAGAAAATGTTATAACAGATAGAACTGTATTAGATGTTATTGCATTTACTAATTTAGCTAGTTCTATTGATTTTAAAGATAAAGAATATTTTGAAGATTATGCTAGAGTATTTGTAGGAGAATATGATTATATATTTTATATAGATCCTATAGGTACTACTATGGAAGATAATGGAATCAGAGAAACTGATTTAGAGTATAGAGAAAGAATTGATGCTGCAGTTATTAAAGCTATGAACACATATGGTCATAGGTGTAAAAATGTACATGTTATAAAAGGTACTACTAGTAAGCGTATAGAGCAGATACTAGATTTAGTCAAATTTTAAATATTTATAATAAACTAAAATCATGCAAGATAACTTTAGCGTAAAAAATTGGAAAAATACTGTCTTATATGAACAAGACTTTAAGCAAGAATTAAACATTTATGGGTATCAAACTAAACATTTCGATTTATGCCCTGGTGCTCAAAATTTATATAAAAGGATATTAGCTGGTGATTTTACTGATGGTGTGCCCTCCGCTAAGGAACAAGAGACTATAATTACATTAGCCAAACTTCATGATGCATTATTTGGTATGGAAAAAATTGCTCTATCATCTAAAGATGGAGTAGATAAGGAATTTGCTAATAAAGCTCAAGGTATAGCTGATAAAATAATGGATATGTCTCAAAGCTTAGATTTAGTAGATGAACATGGCTATGTACAAAACCATGTAGATATTATTAAAGATAAAGTAAATGAAATGGCAATTGTTCTCCCAGAACAAGAAAACAAAGCAGAAAAGATGGCTGCTTTAATAAAACAAAGAGATGCTTTAATAAAAAAGCATTCGGATGCTGGAGAAATGTTCAGTGATAAAGTTTATGATCTTGATAGTCAAATTCAAAAAATGGCAAGATCTGAAAGTTTAGATGAAATTGAATTAGAAATTCCGGGAGATGAAAGCAGTGCCACTGTCGATAAAAAAGTACAAGCAAAAGCTACTAGACAAGATAAAATAATTAAGGATTTTCAACGAATCCAAAAACAAATGCAAACCCACCTTGAAATGTATAAAGATGCAGAAGGGGATGAAGCTAAAAAACTAGCATTACAAATGCTAAAAAATCTTACTCCTGAATTCCAGGCGGCTAAGAAAAAATATGATAAATTAAAAGGTGTCAAAATCTAATATATTTAATATAATTGCTATACTAGTAATTTTCGGATTACTATTTTTTATTTTCAGAGGAGATGAGGTAGATACATCAGAATATGATGCTAAAATAGATGCTTTAGAAAAAAAAGTAGATTCACTACATCAGAAAAATACTTTTCTTGAAAAGGAAGCTGATTCTTTGGAATTTGCTATTGAACAATCAGATAAAAAAATTAAACAACTAAATACTAGAATTTATGTTATTAAAAAAGAAACTAGGCAACAACTTGATGCTGTTGATCTTTTCGGTGATGATGAGTTGGAACAGTTTTTCGCAAAACGTTACGGACAGCACTCAGATTCAATTAACTAAACCTATAGCTCGTTTAGTAATTAAGGACCTAATACAATTTGATGGTCTTTCTAATGAAATGCAGGTTATGCAAACCATTTTAACTGAAACTAATAATAAACTTTTAACACAAGGTGAATTAGTTGCTAATTTAAAAACTCAAGTAGAAAACTATCAGTCTATAATAGACAAAAAAGACCAACAATTTAATACCCAAGAACAGTTAAGTAAAAAATTACAATCTGAACTTAAAAAATCTAAATTAAGAACTAAATTAATGGGTGGAGCTGGTCTTCTTGTTGCAGTAGGAGCAGCCGTCCTGATAAATTAAAGTGGCTGAGAATCTAAAAGATATAATTAAAAGTGAATTTATAAAATGCGCTAAGGATCCAGTGTATTTTATGAAAAAGTACTATACTATTCAGCATCCTAAAAGGGGTAGAATAAAATTTAATTTATATCCTTTCCAAGAAAAAGTTTTAAATCATATGCATAGGGAAGATTATCTTATAATCAATAAATCCCGTCAATTAGGACTTTCTACTTTATGTTCAGCTTATTCTTTATGGATGATGTTATTTTATAAGGATAAAAATGTACTTTGTATAGCTACAAAACAGGAAACTGCTAAAAATATGGTTACTAAAGTAAGATTTGCTTATGATCAATTACCACAATGGTTACAAATAAAAACAGTAGAACATAATAAATTATCACTACGATTAGCAAATGGATCTCAAATTAAGGCAGTAGCAGCTAGTTCAGACGCAGGTAGATCAGAAGCAGTTTCTTTATTATTAATAGATGAGGCGGCTTTTATTGATGGCATTGAAGAAATATTCTCCTCAGCACAACAAACCTTAGCTACTGGAGGTGGATGTATAGCACTGTCTACACCTTATGGCACAGGTAATTGGTTTCATTCAACATGGACTAGAGCTGAAGCTAGGGAAAATACATTTTTGCCAATTAGATTACCCTGGACAGTACACCCTGAAAGAAACCAGGATTGGAGAGAGGAACAAGACATAATACTAGGTCCTAGAATGGCAGCACAAGAATGTGATTGTGATTTTAGCACCTCAGGTGACACTGTAGTAGAACCAGATATATTAAATTTTTATGAAAAAACATATGTACAGGATCCAGTAGAACGTAGAGGGGTAGATGGTAATTTTTGGGTATGGCAAATACCCGATTATTCAAGAGATTATATGGTGGTAGCAGATGTAGCTAGAGGTGACGGAAATGATTTTTCTGCTTTTCATATATTTGATATAGAAGAAGCTACACAAGTGGCGGAATTTAAAGCACAAGTACAAACAAAAGATTATGGAAATTTATTATTTGCAGTAGCAACTGAATATAATGATGCATTATTAGTAGTAGAAAATGCCAATATAGGGTGGGCTGTAATACAACAATTAATAGATAGAGGATATCGTAATTTATATTATTCTCCTAAAATGGATGTTTCCATGACTAATGCAGACCAATATCTTAATAGATACGAAAATGGACAAGGTATGATTCCTGGATTTACTACATCCTTAAAGACGAGACCACTTGTAGTCTCAAAATTAGTTTCGTATCTTCACGAAAAATCTGTAACTATTCGTTCTAAACGATTGTTAGAGGAATTAAGAACATTTATTTGGAAAAATGGTAAAGCACAAGCACTATCAGGATATAACGATGATTTAACTATGGCATTTGGTATATCTATGTTTTTAAGAGATACAGCATTACATTTTAGACAACAAGGTCTAGATATGGCTCGTGCTGCTTTAGGTGGTATCCATTCCACTAATCATCAGGCTCCAACTATATATAGTGGAGGTGGACAAGTTAAAAATCCATATGAAATGGAAAATCCATATGGTGGCAAGGAAGATATATCCTGGTTACTGGATTAATTAATATTTATATACATAAATTAAAAAATGGCAGATACTTCATTATTTGGTAGATTAAGAAGATTATTTTCTACAGATGTAGTCATTAGAAACGTAGGGGGGAACCAATTAAAAGTAATTGATTCTAACCAAATACAATCTTTAGGACAATTACAAACAAATTCACTATACGATAGATTTAATAAATTGTATAGTACCACAGGTGGGCTGAATTATAATACAATGCAGCAAACCAATTTCCCATCCACTAGAATTCAACTATACACGGATTACGAAGCAATGGATACGGATTCCATTGTTGCTTCTGCATTAGATATAGTATCAGATGAATCTACTCTAAGAAATGATATGGGCTT